TAAGTTAGCAAATGCCGAAGCAATTACAACGTCGGGGCAGGTTGCAATTCGTTGGATTGAGAATAAAATGAATGTATATTTAAATAAACTTCTTAAAACTAATGATATTGACTATGTTATTGCTTCTGATACTGATAGCATTTATCTTAATTTGGGTCCTTTGGTTGAAACTGTATACAAAGGAAGAGAGAAAACTGCTGAAAGCGTTGTCTCGTTCCTTGATAAGATCTGTAAGGTGGAACTTGAAAATTATATTGAAGATTCTTATCAAGAATTGGCGGAGTATGTAAATGCTTATGAACAAAAGATGCAAATGAAACGTGAAAATATTGCCGAACGTGGAATTTGGACTGGTAAGAAGAGATATGCATTGAATGTATGGGATTCTGAAGGAGTTCGGTATGAAGAACCTAAGTTGAAGATGATGGGATTAGAGGCAATTAAGTCTTCAACTCCATCTTCATGTAGGACTAAAATTAAGGAGGCTATTAAACTTATGATGATTGGAACCGAAAATGATGTAATTGAATTTATTGAAAAATTTAAAAAAGAATTTCCCAAACTTCCACCGGAACAAATTTCTTTTCCTAGATCCGTAAATGAACTGAGTAAATATAAGTGCTCAACAAAAATCTATAAGGAAAAGACTCCAATTGCAGTTAGAGGAGCACTTCTATATAATCATATGGTCAAAAAGAAAAATTTAACAAATAAGTATAGCTTCATTAGTAATGGGGAAAAAATTAAATTTTGTTATCTTAAAGAACCAAATCCATTACATGAAAATGTAATTTCGTATATTCAAGAATTTCCTAAAGACTTTGAATTGATTGAATATATTGATCACAATCTTCAATTCCAAAAAGCATTTTTGGATCCAATAAAATCAATTCTTGATTGTATTGGATGGAGTTATAAACGGATAAACACACTAGAATCTTTATTTTATTAGGAGGTATTATGGATTTTTTGCAAAGCCTTATAAAAGAAATTGGCGGTGAGTATACACAACTTGCTTTTGATATTAATAAAACTGAAACTTATGTGGATACTGGTAGCTATATTTTTAACGCTCTTGTATCTGGTAGCATCTTTGGTGGTGTTTCCGGTGACAAGATTACTGCAATTGCTGGTGAAACAAGCACTGGGAAAACTTTCTTCAGTCTTGCCGTCGTTAAAAATTTCCTTATCAATAATCCTACTGGATATTGTTTGTATTTTGATACTGAAGCAGCAATCACAAAATCCCTTTTGGAAAGTCGGGGAATTGACACAACTCGCCTGGTGGTTATCAATGTAGTTACGATTGAAGATTTTCGTAATAAGACATTAAAAGCAGTTGATATGTATCTAAAAAAACCAAAGAGTGAAAGAAGTCCTTGTATGTTTGTATTGGACTCCTTGGGAATGCTTTCTACAAATAAAGAAATTACAGATACTCTTGCCGAGAAAGATACTCGTGATATGACAAAGGCACAACTAATCAAGGGTGCATTTCGTATGTTGACACTTAAATTGGGGCAGGCAAATATACCAATGATAGTGACTAATCATACTTATGAAAGTATGAGTCTTTATGGTGGAAAGCAAATGTCAGGTGGATCGGGATTGCAATATGCATCATCTACAATCATCTATCTTTCCAAATCAAAAGAAAAAGATGGAACGGAAGTTATAGGAAATATTATTCGTGCCAAAACACAAAAATCAAGATTGAGTAAAGAAAATCAGGATGTTGAAATTCGTCTATTCTATGATGAGAGGGGATTAGATCGTTATTATGGTCTTTTGGAACTTGGTGAAGCTGGTGGACTTTGGAAAAATACTGCCGGAAGATATGAAATTGATGGTAAGAAACTTTATGCAAAAGAAATTCTCAAAACTCCAGAAAAATATTTTACCGATGAAGTAATGCAAAAACTTGATGTAATAGCAAAAGGAATATATTCGTATGGATAATCTTCATGATTTTATTAAAATTTATCCAGCAGCAATTAATCGGGATGTTTGTGAATATTTGATTAATTTTTATGAGATGAATGAGGAATACCATGAACGTCATGATAATGAAAGAAAACCAAATTTTACTCAAATCAATCTTACTAAAAGAAGTAAAGAAGATGAAGAACTGAATAATATTCACAATTCAATTATTCAACATACTTTTCATTATCGCAATCTATATTATGAGTTTATTGATAAAAGGTGTTTTCCTCAAAATCATGCCTTTGAGCAATACCGAATTAAAAAATATAATAATGACGGTATAGATGGTTTTGATACTCATGTTGATATTGTGGATTATGACACTGCAAGAAGATTTTTATCTTTTATGTGGTATTTGAATGACGTTCATGTCGGTGGCCAAACCATGTTTAAGGATTTGACAATTGAGCCAAGATGTGGTACACTGGTAGTGTTCCCACCACTATGGATGTTTCCCCACAATGGCCAACCTCCAATAAGCCACCCCAAATACATTATGACAACATATTTGCACTATCAATAAATGGATCGTATTGAACTCACAATTTTAAGAAATTTAATATATAATGAAGTGTATTGTAGAAAGGTTTTACCCTTTTTAAAAGCTGAATATTTTAATGAGAGAAATGAGAAAATTGTGTTTGAAGAGATTACCAAATTTCTTAACAAATATGAAAAACTAGCAACTAAGGAAACACTTCACATTGAAATTGATTCTCGTCGTGATATTAGCGAAAAGGAAAATACAGAAATTGCAGCACTGATTGAAAGTTTAATAGATTCTCCTGTAAATGTAGATTGGTTAGTTGATGCTAGTGAAAAATGGTGTAAGGAGAGAGCAGTTTATCTTGCTCTAATGGAATCTGTTCATATTGTTCAAGATGAAAGTGGAAAAACAAATAAAGATTCCATTCCATTAATTTTAAGTGAAGCTCTTGGAGTTTCATTTGATTACAATATTGGACATGATTATATTCAAAATTACAATGAAAGGTATGATTTTTATCACAGAAAGGAGGAGAAAGTTGAATTTGACCTTGAATATTTCAACAAAATTACAAAAGGTGGGTTACCTCCTAAGACTCTCAATGTCGCTTTGGCTGGTACAGGTGTCGGGAAAAGTTTATTCATGTGCCATATGGCTAGTTCCATCTTATTACAAGGGCGCAACGTTCTCTACATCACTCTTGAAATGGCGGAGGAGAGAATTGCTGAGCGAATTGACGCAAACCTCTTCAATGTAAATATTAAAGATCTTGTTGATTTACCTAAAGAGTTTTTTGACCGAAAAATTAATTCCATTATTAATAAAACTAAGGGAACTTTAATCATTAAAGAATACCCTACGGCAGCAGCTCATTCCGGACATTTTAAATCTTTATTGAATGAACTTTCAATGAAGAAATCCTTTAAACCGGATATTCTTTTCATTGATTATCTAAACATCTGTGCATCTTCAAGATATAAAAATAGTGTGGTAAATAGCTACACTTATGTAAAAGCCATTGCGGAAGAACTTCGTGGATTAGCAGTGGAACATAATTTTCCAATTGTTACTGCAACTCAAACTACTCGTGGCGGTTACGGGAATTCCGATATTAATATTACCGATACATCAGAATCTTTTGGTCTTCCGGCTACAGCAGATCTTATGTTTGCGCTTATTAGTAATGAAGAAATGGAACAGTTGGGTCAGCTTATGGTGAAGCAATTGAAAAACCGATATAACGACCCAACTACAAACAAAAGATTTGTAATTGGAATTGATAGAGCTAAGATGAAATTGTTTGATGTTGAACAGTCTGCTCAAAGCAATATAGTTGACAGTGGGCAGGAAGAAGAGTATAATTTTGAAAAAGACCAAAAACAAACCAAATTTGCAGGAATTAAATTCGCATGAAAAGGAAAATTGATTTTGATAAGTACCAAGAATTTGTAGATGCAGTTACTTCTGATGCATCTAAAGATTTTGTATCACTCGCAGATCGTCTAGTAGAACTGGATGAAAAGGGGGCAAATATTGAAAGACTTCTGACTTCTGGTGTTGGAATTAATGCTGAGGGTGGTGAATTTCTTGAGATTATTAAAAAAATGATGTTCCAAGGAAAACCTTGGAATGAGGAAAATAAAGCCCATCTTAAAATTGAATTGGGAGATGTAATGTGGTATGTTGCTCAGGCATGTATTGCATTAGAAGTTTCTTTAGATGAAATTGTAGCAATCAATGTTAATAAGTTGATGAAACGATATCCTGATGGATATTTTGATGTTTGGTATAGTGAGAATCGTCAATCCAATGATCTATAAATAAATTTAAAAAAAATGATGCCACCTGTTCTCCGAGTTATATTTGATAAGTTTCTTGAAACTTGTCGGGAGAATAAGGTGGTTTTTTATTACAAAAGAGATGGTGTTGTAGAAATGTATAAGTATTTTTCAAGTTTTATGGATAGCCAAATATCACGCCAACATAATGCAAGACTAAAGAATAAATACTTATGCTTAAAAAAACTGGGATTACGGTACTTAGTTAAGAACAAATCCTACCTAATTAAATACATTCGCTAATGAAAACTTTTTTACAATTTCTAGAACACTCAAAACCAAAAGTTAATTCTCCAACTAATGTGAGAGAAGACTATATTTCCGGAAATATATTTCAAGAGGGTTCTCTGGTTGAACAAATATCTACTGGAAAAACGGGAACAATAATGAGACGTGGTGCCAATCATTTAATTTGTTTAACTGATACTGGAGAACTATTTAAGCCTTGGATTAATGATACTAAACAATTAGAATAAATAAATAGAAACAGGTAAAATACCAGTAAAGATATGTCTAATCCTTGGCAAGAGGTTTTTGAAACTTTCCGAGATCAAATTGAAGAGAACTATATTACTGAAAAATATGGAATGCATCGTAGCGATGACGAAGAACAGAGACAAGCACTTTATGATCTTCGCAATAAAATGAAAAACATGGGTAAGGAAGCTGTAGTTGCTTACCTAAGAAGGTCAAAGATGTCTCCAGATAGAAAAGCTCAACTTGCAAGGTCTTTGGGTGTTTCTATCGCTGAATCATTTTTAGATGAAAAAATCACAGCAAGTACTGATATTGGTACAGCTATTAAAGATTTTCAATCATCCAATTCTCCTCAACTTTTTGGAAGAAGTAAGGATGCAAGACGAAAAGCTGCAATTGCTGCGGTATTAACTGCCCAACGTGGTGGAAAGAAGTTAAATTCAGAATCTATTGAAGATATTCATGAAGAGCCAAAACTTCTTGTAAGAATTACGAAAGAAGACGGAACTATATTTCAGAAAAAAATCCCAGCATCTGCTTTAGCTGATTATAGAAAAAGATATAAAGCTGTAATTGTAGTTGGAGCTGGTCAGGAAGAGCGTGGTAATCCAAATGTTAATGAAACATCAGATTATCTTGAACCTGATTTTAACAAACGTGCTAAAAATAATAAGAAAGCAATTGAAGATATGAGCAAGACAAAGGCTCATAAAGATATGGTTGATACCGTAAGAAAAAAGTTTTTTGAGGCAAAGGAAAAACCAAAGCGTTGGTGGGATGATGATGGTGATGGTATTGGATGGGAACCTGGAGAAGTATCTGGAAAATTTAGCCACAAAAAGAAAAAGAAAAAGACAGCTAAAGAAGAATTTTCAAATTGGCGAGAAGAAATACCAGAATCTACAGCAGTTCAACGAAGTGTAAAAACTGGAAAATTTTATCCGGAGAATGGCAGGGAAGATAAAAAAAAAAGAAAAGAAGAGTCCTTTGAGCCCGAATGTGATTATTCACTCCGTATAGAAGAAAATCGCATTGATGAATTAGCAAAACTTCTTGGTGGAAAAATTGTTGAAATTTCTGAAGAAGATAATTTAAATCTTAGGGAATTTGAAGAAGGACCTTCAATAGAAACTGCTGTTGGTTCAGCTGCTATGGGCGCAGTTGATTTGGCAATTAAAGGTGCTTCTGGATTAAATAGAATACGGCCTTTTATTAGAAATATAAAATTAAAAACCCCAGGTCAAGCCCCAACTAAAATTCCAAAAATATTTCCATCTAAAACACCAGGACAAGAACCGCATATACCAAAACCAACAAAACCAACAAAACCAACAACGCCAAAACCAGCACCA